GTGGGCTATGTCCAGACGCAGGAGAAGATCGCTGCCGAGCAGTTCCATCAGGGCTACGACGCGGCGATGGGCGAGGTTCGTGACCGGGCGGCCGAAGAGTTCATCAAGGGCGCACAGGAAGTCGACGCGCTGGTGCAGATGTCGCAACAGGGCTGATGATGTACGAGGCGAAGGTCAGAAAACAGTACGCGAAGCTCTACAAGGAGGCGATGGTGAAACTCGCCTCTGCGTTCGGCATCCGCCTGCCTTCCAACCCGCCTACGGCACCACCCCGGAGGAAGTGATATGCGACCACTGCCGACCATAAGCCAGGTGATCACGGCGACTCGTCAGGAGTCGGCCGGCGCGACGAAACAAGCCGCAGCACCTTCTCCGGAGTACGTGTCGGAGATCGCTCGCGGTCTTCACGAAGTGGCTGAGATCGTCAAGTCGGCATCGGACGTGCCGGTGACGTACGAAGACGTTCTGGGCTTCGGCCGAGGACTCCTCAAAGGAGGCGCGCGATGATGTCCCCAAAGGAACTCGCAGCGGGACTCCGAAAGACGGCTGAAATACTCCGTAAAGAGGAAGCCAAGGTAGAGCACGCGAAGCTGATCAAGTGCGCCCAGGTTCTTACAGCCACTCGCGGTCTCATCCAACTGCAAAAGAATCTTGGAGGCGCTCGATGACCACGATCATGAGCCAGGTGGCCGAGATCCTCGACAAGACCGCCGAGTACATCGAGCGGCTCGAAGGCGAGAAAGTCTCAGCCAAGAACGAAGAGAGGAAGAAGGCAGCCTCTGTTTTGGCTACCAAGCTGACAGAGGCCGTCGGCGAACCCGTCGACGAAACTCTTGCCGAGAAACTGTCCAACCTTGACCCCGAGGTGCAGAAAGTCATCTCGAAGCTGGCAGGTGCGGAGAGAGTTGACTCGATGGGCGGGCCGAGCGACAATGAAACACAGAAAGTGGCGTCTACCAGCGGGCTGCCACCAGAGGACGCGAGGTACATCGCGTGGCTGAATAGCTGATGGAGGAAAACAAATGACACTTCTCAGGAGCAAATTCAACTTCCACGGGCATGACCCGCATGGGGCCGCGAAGTCATCGCTGATGACCGACCTCTGGGTCAAAGGTGCAACCGGCCCGTACGGTGGACCCGGTGGTTCGGGCACCCCGATAGCGGGACCCATCTTCCGCGGCGCCATCGTCAACATGGACACGGCTGTCCCGGATGGCCGGGCCGTTCTGGCCGACTACGACCTGCATGCCGCCCTTCCGGCGAAGATCATGTACTTCGTGGCGGTGGACGGTGACCAGGACTTCGACGGAGCCTTCGTTCACAAGGTCTCCTGCCTCCAGGGTGGGGCCGAGTTCCTGACCGACCAGTTCACGGCGAACCCCGGCCTCGTGCCCGGGGCCCCGCTTCGTCCCGGCGCAACCTCCACGGGTGACGTCGGCAAATTCCACATCGCAGCGTTCGCGACCGACCAGATCTACGGATACGTCGGGGACGAGGGCTACAACGCATCGACGGGGCTTCTCCACGTCATCATCCCACAGGGCGTCTAAAGGAGGCAGTCATGAACTACCAGCAAGAGTCTCCGGAAGTGACTGCCCGCTTCGTGAACTCGAACTTCGTTCGCAAGATCGAAGAAGGGCGTGTCAAGGAAGCCGAAGTCGAGAGCTCCGCGTTCATCCGTGAGAAGCTCCGTCAAGAGGCCGCGGTGCGCGAGATCATCGTGCCGGTGGGCATCACCGAGGATGAGATCGACCGCGACGAGAACACGGATCAGCCGAAGAAGATCATCGACAAGGAGCCCGACTCCGCGGCGACCTTCTGCCAGTTCCAGGGCACCGGCCACCGGACCTGGTTCTACGGCCAGCGCTACTCGATCTACTTCGGGAAGGTCGAGTCGCAGCGCTTCACCAAGTCGAAGTTCGAGCTGATGACGTACACCAGCGACATCCGCAAGATCCTGTCCGACAACTCCGTGAAGGACATGGCGGACGAAGAGGATCGCGCGTTCCGGAACCTGGTGGACGACATCATCGCTCTGAACCCGGCGGTGCAGCTGACCCCCGGCCCGTTCCAGAGCTCGACGTTCAAGAGCGCGATGCAGAGCCTCCTGAAGCGTCGTCGCCCGGTCGGCAAGATGCTCATGACGAAGAGCCGCTACATGGATGCCCTGGACCTGCCGTCGACCACGGTTGGCCACGACATCGCGAAGCGGCACTTCGACGAGGGCATCGAGTCCTCGCAGAAGCTGTGGGGCCTCCCGGTCGTGACCACGATCAAGGCCGACATCTACGACGACACGAAGGCGTACGTCTTCGCGCCGCAGGCGCCGAACAACTTCCTCGGGAACTTCTACCTCCTCCAGGACGCCACCCTGTTCATCAAGCAGGAAGCGGACATGATCGAGTTCTGGAGCTACGAGGCTCTCGGGCTCGGCATCGGCAACGCCCTCTCGATCCAGGAGATCCAGTTCACCTGATGCGCGGTGACCCGCTGGGGCCGGGTGACCGGCCTCAGCGGTTTTCTTTTCGAGGAGCGCTGCCATGAACTACATCGAGGTACAGAACACGACCGACACACGTATCGTCGTTCCGCAGATCCGCGGAATGGACGGGCGGGCCTTGACGTTCGAGGCCAAAGGAAAGTCGCCGGTCCCACAGAGCAGTCTGTCGCATCCGGCGCTCATTCCGTACCTCCGGTCGACGCCTCCGAAGCTCGTTCCGACCAGCGTTCCCGAAGTCCCGGCACCGCCCGCAAAGGCTCCAACTCCCGCGCCAGTTGCAGCTCCTCCGGCCCCAAAGGCAGAGGCCCCGACACCCGTTGCAGCACCTGTTCCTCCGCCCCTGGAAGAGAAGCCATCTGCGCCAGCGCCCGAGCCTGAACCAGAACCTGAAGAGGCTGTGGTCGAGACGTCTCCCGAAGCGGCCGAGGAGCCCACCGAGAAGGAGCCTGAGCACAAGCCCTCCAAGAAGAAGCGGCGTTAAGCCACTCCTTGCCTCTGTTCTCGATTCCGCCTAGAATCAGTGCATGAGTACGAAGGTAGACCACAACTACCCTCATGCCGGTGACCTTCGCGTCGTTAACGCCTCTGGCGATCCCGTAGAAGGTGTGGAGATCCGCATCTTTCTGTTGTCGGAGTTTCTGGCGGGGCGGACGTCGACGTGGGTTGCGGCCACAACAAGCGACATCAACGGGGAATGGGTGGACCCCGTTATCCTGGACGATGGGCAGACCTGGGCTGTGCACATGCAGAAGCCGACGATGTACGGTCCGACGCACGTAGAGGTCACGACCTGAAGGGAGTGGGACATGGAACTCAGTATTGGGTTTGAGCCGATTGCGGTTCGACAGCAAATCGCGCTGGCAAAGCAGTTCACGGGTGTTGCCCCGCTTCTCGGGGCATTGAAGTTCGTTCTTCAGAGCTTCAGCCTGAACCGCTATGACTACGGAACGCCGGATGGCACGGTTCCCATGACGAAGGTCGGAGACGACGGCGGCATCTTCACGTTCCCGACCGGAGCGGTCGTGACGGAAGTGCGGATGACCTGTGGCGCAGGCTCGGTCATCAGCATGTACGTGGAGGAGCTCGACGGTTCTTCCCCCATCGAGATCGGAACCGGCATCGTAGGTGTTGCAAATCGGTACGTCATGTCTCCTGAAGGCCTGCCCGTCCTCCCAAGCCAGCGTCTGCGCATTCTGGAGACCGTCAAGGGAGTGCCGGCCGCAGGGAACAAGTCGCTCTCGGTTTACGCGGTAAAGCGGGGAAGGATGCCGTGACATGCCTGTCCTGATCCCAACCAACCGAGTTCCCCTCACGGTAGAGGACATCCGGATGTTCCTAAGGGACCTTCCGTCGAAGAACCCTCTTCTTCTCGGTGAATTGGAGTTCAGTGACGACGACCTCAATCGCGCGATGCAGTTCGCCCTGGACAAGTACAACGCGATGACCCCGCAGACACATGTTCCTGCACCGAGCTACCTCAATCGATGGGTGCTTCTGGTCGGGACGTGCTCGATTCTCCTGCGGTCGGAAGGAATCCGGCAGCTCCGTAACCAGCTCATCACCCAGGATGGCAACATTGCGCCAGTCGGGCTCGACGAGAAGCAAGCCCTCTACATGCAGTGGGCGGACAACCTCCAAGCTGAGTTCGATGGGCTGAGCAGGCAGACCAAGACACAGAACAACATGGAAGCCTGCTACGACGGTCTCAGCTCAGGTTACCGCTACATTGGCCGCTGGACTGCCTGATGACGGCGCCCAACTCTCAGGTCTACGGCGTCCAAACCTCTCCGGCGAAGACGAGCAATGCCCGGTTGGAGATTGTGCGCGCCATTCCCACATGGCCGCGGAAAGTCTACCTTCAGTGGGTCATCCGTAGTCCTTTGACGGTGCCGCACTACACGTTCAGCGTGTGGCGGTCAGGGGAACACAACGGCCCGTGGGAATTACTGGCCGAGGACCTGATCGACGCATACTTCTACGTGGACGACAACATCCAGTCTCCACAAGACGACTCATCGATGGGCATGATGTCCATCGAGCGCAAGCCCTACTACCGGGTCACAGCAGAACCTGGTGGTTTGGAAGCGATCAGCTTTGACACGATCCCTGCGGCTGACCACCGCAGGAGAGGCATCATCTTCAAGCTCACGCGGGACGCGGATCGCTACTTCAGGGTTGGGGTGGGAACTGAAGTCGCCATCTTCACGAAGCGTCGATGGGGGGAGAAGTGTCCAATCTGCCTCTCCTCTACGGGACAATCTACCCGCGCCCACTGTTCGACGTGTTTCGGCACGACGTTCGTTGGAGGATACTGGGAACCCGTTTACACGTTTGCACAACGCAAAGCGTCA